AATTGGTGGGTGCGGCGTATCGAGCAGGACGTGCGTCCGATGCGCCCCATTCAGCCGTTTCATCCGCGCAAGATCCAGCGAGACTTTAGGGGTGATTGGCGCGATGCGATTTTGGGCGCCTGTGAAGAAATCTTGGGCGATGCGCCACCTGGGCGCCTGCAGCCATTGCGCCGGACGCTGGCAAGAGAACTACGCGCAGTACCGCGGAAACACGCAGCCGAATTTCAGGCGGGAGAGCGAGGGGAGCGATGACCGGAAAGGAACTCCTCGACCAGAAGTTGCGGCAGTGGTACCACGACTGGGCAAACGACCTTGAGGAACGCGCGGAAAACCAGCTTGACGGGCTGATTGCCGACGCGATCCGCGCAGCCGTGCAGGAACGTGAAGACGCGATCTGCGCCTTGGTTCCGAAGCACGTTTCGCCAGCGATGGCAGATGAACTCGTGGCCGCCATCCGTGCTCGGGGCTGACCGGGCGACAGGAGAGGAGATTGGAAATGGAAGGCTGGAGATGTCCGAGTTGCGGGCGATGCTATTCGCCCTACGTGACGGAATGTGGGCACTGCCCGGTACAGACGTTGACGAGCGCCGGTACGTTTCAGCCGGCAAGCGTGGTGCCGCCGGACCAGTGTCCAGACTGCGGCGGGCCGCGACGATTGCCGGGCGGGACGGGATGTAGGTCGGGCTCGCATTGGGGGCCGTTCAGCATCCAGTCCCAGCCATGACCCCCTCCACCACCGGCAGACGTACGCAGAGGAGCCGATGAGCGACAAGTCGTGGAAAGCGTTCGAGCGCAGGATCGCCAAGCGTCATGGTGGCAAGCGCATCCCGGTCACCGGTGAACGCGCCGGTGCCGACTGCGACTGCGGACTGTTCGTCGTGCAGGCCAAGTTGGGCCGGAACTGTCCGACCTACCTACGTGACTGGTTGGACGGGATCCGGGCGGCCGGAGCAAGGCGCGAGGAGATCGGCATCGTCGTGTGGAAACCCAAGGGTGCGCGTGACGATGATGCCCTGGTCCTGCTGTCGCTGGAGGACTGGCAGGATTTGCACGGGACGCCATGATGCAGCTCGGCCTCTTCGATGAACCGCGCTCGCCGATTCGCCATGAATCCTGCGAGTCCTGCGCCTTCTACGGGCGCACCGGGACTGTCTGGTACTACCGGACAGCCGATCTCTTCACCGATGAGGGCGTGTGCGACAACCCGGCCTGTACCAATACCAGCCGAGTGAGTTGGTCGCGGGAGTTCGGGCCGCGGGCGGAGGAAGCGAAGAGGGCGACGGCATGACTCTGTACGCTTGCTGCCACATCGCCGCCTCGTCACGCGACATGCGCTGCCCCAACTGTGGCGCGAAACCCAGGAAGGCGATTGCAGGGCTTCAGCGCTACGCGGGCGCACGATCGCATTCCAGACGGGGGCGATGTGGCGGGTCTGTCTCCCGAACGCCTGGCGGGCTTGCTACGCAGTCTAGCGGGGCGGGAGGGCACCGCCCCGAAGGTGGAGGGATGAGACTGGACAGGGCCAGAACTTGACCGGTCAGGGTAGGAAGGGGGAAACGGTGAGCGAGCTACGCGATACGGTGCGTGAGGCGCTGGCGGCGGCGAGAATCGGCCCGGACGCCATTGTGTCGGCAGACGGGAACTGCATTTATGGCCCGGAAGGGCAACGGATGCTGGCGGCGCTCGTGGCGCTGGTGAATCATGCCCCTGGCTGGCTCGCCGCCTTGTGTGACGAAAACGAAAAGCTTGAGGCACGGTTAGAAGAGTTCATCCGTTCAACGCAAGATTGGATTGGGGCCGTTGGGGACAAGGAGGTGGCGCGGATTAACGCGAAGGCCCAGCACGCCGCCGCCGTGGAAGCAGCCTACCGGGAAGGCTTCGATACCGGCAAATGTCAGCCGGTAGATGCTGAAGTTGATGCCGCCTGGCTTGCCTCGAACGCACGCAAGCAGATGGAGGGACAGCAATGACGCGGACTACGCGCTTGGCTGGCATTTGGTATCGCTGGCGTGGCCGGCGTTTTGCCCGTGAATACGCAAAGCGGTCAGGCGCAACCGTGGCGTTTCTGAGGGCGCACGGACTAGAACCGCGCCCCTGTCATTGCGGCGAGTCTATCTGTCGTGGTTGGCAGATGGCGCACGTAAACGACGACGATGCCATACGGTGATCACATCAGCCTTTTGCTGAGCAATTTGTGCGATGCGGTTTCGGTGCCGCTCGTCCACCATCCTGGGACGCTGGCAGGCGGGCGGACTCGGCCGGGTTCGCGGCGGGCGGCACCGAATTGACTTGACGCTGGGTACGGTCGGGGTTCACAATCTGCGGTAGTCGCTCCAGTCTCCTGCCACGAGACTCCTGCCATAGCGACACCCCCGATTCTCTTACCTCAAGATGACGCCTAAACAGGCGCGATTTGTCCAAGAGTACCTGATCGACCTGAACGCAACGCAAGCCGCGATTCGGGCAGGGTACTCCGAACGGACGGCGCAGGAGCAGGGCTCCAGGTTGTTATCGAATGTTATGGTTTCTCGGGCCATCGCAGAAGGCCAGGCGAAGTACGCCAAGCGCGCAGAGATGGACGCCGACGAATGGCGAGCGCGCGTGGCTCGGCTTGCTCGCTTCGACGTGCGGAAGCTCTTCGACTCCGAAACCAATAAGTTGGTTCCCGTCACCGAGTTAGCCGATGATGTCGCGCCATGCGTCAGCGGCGTCAAGGTGCTCCGAGAGAAGACGACGCGCGTTAGGGGTCAGGATACTGAAACAGACATCGAAGAGACGTTGGTTGAGGTCAAGACGGCCGACGTGTTGCGGGCGCTTGAAATGACCGGCAAACACCTCGGCCTGCTGACGGACAGGGTTGAACTGAGCGGGCGCGTTGACTTGGCGGCCCACATTACCGCAGCCCGCAAACGACTCAATGGCAAAGGCTAACTGCGTCACATCGGACGATGCGCGCTTAGCAGACGACGTCGGCCTCCTCGCCAACGATCCATATGGCTTCGTGCGCTATGCCTATCCGTGGGGACTTCCCGGCCCCCTGAAGGACTACGACGGCCCCGACGTGTGGCAGCGGGAGTTTCTGGTCCAGATCGGTGAACAGGTGACGGCGCGAGGCTTTGACGGGCTGCACGCGGTTGAGCCGATCCGAAACGCCGTCTCGAGCGGTCACGGCATCGGTAAGTCGGTCTGTAGCGCGTGGCTGACGAACTGGATCATGTCCACCCGCCCGCACTCGCAGGGCACCATTACTGCCAACACGTACGCGCAGCTCCAAACGAAGACCTGGGCTGCGATTCAACGCTGGACGAAGCTGTGCATTACGGGCCATTGGTTTCAGGTCGGGGCCGACCGCATGATGGCGTTGTGCGCGCCCGAGTCGTGGTTCGTCTCCGCGCAGACCTGCCGTGAGGAAAACTCGGAGTCGTTCGCCGGCCAGCACGCGGCGACTTCAACAAGCTGGTATCTGTTCGATGAAGCCTCCGCCGTGCCAGATGCGATTTGGGAAGTGGCCGAAGGGGGGCTGACCGACGGCGAGCCGATGATCTTCGCCTTTGGCAACCCGACGCGCAACAACGGCAAGTTCCATCGCATCTGCTTCGGGGCCGAGCGGAACCGCTGGCGGCAACGTGTAATCGACTCCCGCGAGTGCAAGTTCACCAACAGGCAGACGATCGCCGACTGGATCGAGGATTACGGCGAGGATTCCGACTTCGTCCGCGTTCGCGTACGAGGATTGCCACCGGCGGCCTCGGATCTCCAGTTCATCGATGCCACGCGCGTCTACGAGGCGCAGTTGCGCCAGTCGCTTGTGCTGCCGGACGAACCACTCATCTGCGGCTTGGACGTCGCACGAGGCGGATCGGACCATTGCGTGTTCCGCTTCCGTCGAGGACTGGATGCGCGCACTATTCCGTCGGTGCGGATTCCCGGCGAGCAGGCACGCGATTCGATGCGGTTGGTCACTGTGGCCGCCGACATCCTGACCAAAGCCTATGACGGCCAGCGCGTGCATACGCTGTTCATCGACGCTACGGGAATCGGTGGGCCG